GTGGCAACGGAAGGAACAAGAGAAGGTGGTTCCAGCATGAACAGAGGACAAGGAAAATATTTTGATCGGGAGAAACGACCAGGTGGAGGAACAAGATTCCAGAAATCCGATCGTTCCGGCGCACCGCGAGGTGACCGACAGGCAGGTGGAGACAGACCACCGCGTGGAAATGGAAACCGATCATATGGAGAGAAATCATACGGTGACAGACCATATGGAGACAGACCACCGAGAAATGAGCGTCCAAACCGAAACTACGGAGGTGCTCCTAAGTTTCCGAAAAAGGATGAGGATGAGGAAGACAGAGGCAGAAGAAGCAAGCCATCCCGTCCAAAGGAGAGTAAGCCGACGATCGCAATTCCGGACAAAAATAAAGTCCAGATGCGCTTAGAAAAGGAACAGAAATCGGTTAAGAAGAAGCAGAACAACAAAAAACGGGAATCCAGTCGTCCGCAGCCAAAGCAGAAGCGGTCAAGCAATATCAATTATACGAAGAACTATGCCAATGGCGCGTATGATGATTATGAGGATTTTGATGATTGGGAATAAAAAGGCAGGCACCATACAGCAGTTTGTATGGTGCCTTTTTGCGTGCTGGTATGTAGTGGTTTTACTTGTCTTGGAGAAATGAATGTGATATGATACTTTTATCTGTGGAATTTGTGATACACATGGAGGAACATTTTGGACGAGAACAATCTGGATAGTCTGTTGGATGAATTATCATCGATGGATGGAGAATTGAATGAGAATATTGATATAGATTCCGGCGTGGATGTCGATGCAGATGATATGGATGACATTTCTCTCGATGAACTGGATCATTTAGATGGCATGGATCTTGGAGATCTGGATTTCGATGATATTGATTTTGATGATGTTGATATCACGAAACTGGATGCCGGTGCCAATCCGGTCGTAAAGAAGAAGCCGCAGGAACAGGAAACGGACGATATGAGTCTGGATGCCCTGATCGAGAAGGCAAATCAGGAGAATGTGAAACCAGAACCACCACAGGAAGAGCCGTCGGTGCAGGCGGACAATACCGATGTTTTTGGAGAAGCAGACTTGCAGATGCAGGAAGATACCGCGTTGCCAGAGGGCGTGTTCGATGATGCTTTGTTTGGTTCGATGGATATGGGAATGTCAGAAGAACCAGAACTGTCAGAGAAGGAAAAAAATCCATATACGGCAGATGAGGATAGCCTGGATGCATTGTTGCAGTCCTCTATGGCAGAAAGTTTGTTGAACGGGGATCTGGCTGATATCGAGGATATTGGCGAAAAAACGGAGGAACCGGTAAAAAAGGTGAAGCAGCCGCGGAAAAAGGCAGAGAAGAAAAAAGCGGAAATCGAGGAAGAAGAGACAGAACATAAAAAGAAAACGATTTCTGAGATTCTTTTTGGTGAGCCGGATGAGGATGACTTAGAAGAGGAAGCTTTGTTCGAGGAGAAGAAAGCGAAGAAGGAAGCTGAAAAGAAGAAAAAACAGGCAGAGCGGGAAGCGAAAAAAGAAGAAAAGGACGCAGCCAAGCAGGAGATGCTTACTGCGAAGCAGGCGAAGGATAAAGCAAAGCAGAAGGAAAAAGCCGACAAAAAACGACAAAAAGATGAAGCCTATGCGGCAGAACTTGAAGCCGAAAAAGATCAGAAAAAGGTTTCGACACCGACCGTTATTGTCGTATTTGTTCTGTTTTTTGCACTTGCGGCAGGAGTCGTACTCGGTACGAATCAGTTTAACTATTCGCAGGTGATCAAAAAAGCGGCGAATTATTTCGAACGGCAGCGATATCGTCTGGCATATGACGAAGTATCTGGCGTGGAAGTCAAAGAAAAAGATCAGGATCTGAAAGACCGTATCTATACAGTTATGTATGTAGAACGGCTCTACGAATCCTATGAGAATAACATGAAGCTTGGCAGAGCGGACAAGGCACTCGATGCGTTGCTCCGTG